AAGAACAAACACGATTGCATCTTCAGAATTTACAGATGATGCCACAACAAGAGCTAGTAAAACTTTAGGGTTTGATAGCGATGGTAATTTAACAACAGTAGCTGACTTTCTACCAGCAGGTGGTGATTCAGCTTTATTTCAATATTCAACAACAACAGCAGATGCTGATCCTGGAGCAGGAAAGTTTAGATTAAATAACGCAACGATTGCTAATGCAACAATCATGTACATTGATGATTTAGAATTTAATGGAACAAACGTAGAAGCATGGATTCAATCTTGGGATGATGTTGCAGGTAACGATACTAACAGAGGAAGAATAAGAATTTCAAAAGCTAATTCATTAGATACTTGGATGGTTTTTAAAGTAACTGGTGGAATAACAAATGCTACTGGTTATAGTAAAGTTTCATTAGTTTATATTGATAGTGCAGGAACTTTTACTAACGATGATAAGTTTTTTGTATCATTTGTAGCAAGTGGAGAAGATGGTGCAATACCAGGATATTTCTATAAATTTGATACAGGTACATCTGATGCAGATCCTGGTGCTGGAGAGATAGCATTTAATAATGGTACATACGCATCGGCTACTGTTATATTTATAGATGATGCTGATCAAAATGGTGTTACAGTTTCAACAGATATTTTAACGTGGGATGATAGTACCTCTACAATTAGAGGTAACTTAATGATCTATGACATTAACGATAGAACAACTTATGCTAGGTTTAATATTACGGGTGCTTCTACAGATGCTTCTGGTTATGTCAAACTAGCAGTTACTCATGTAGCAAGTAATAATACTTTTTCAGCTGCTGACGAACTATCAGTACATTTTTCAAGATCAGGTAATAAAGGAGACACAGGTTCAACTGGGTCTACAGGATCAACTGGTTCAACAGGTGCTACTGGAGCTTCAGGTACAAACTCACAACTTTCAATGACATTTAACAGCTCAACTTCTGATGCTGATCCAGGTGCAGGTAAAATAGCTTTTAATAATGGAACACTATCAAGTGTATCAATTTTATATGTAGATGATGCAGACGATGCAAGTGCAGACATCTCTTCATTTGTACAATCTTGGGATGATGTATCTAACGCAGCAGCAAGAGGAATTGTAACTGTAACTAAAGAAGGTACACCATCTACTTATGCAACATTTAAAGTAAATAGTGCTGTTACTGATGCAAGTGGATATACTAAAGTTCCAGTAACTCATGTAGTAAGTGCAGGATCATTTTCTAATACAGATGGTGTTGGAGTACATTTTAGTTATTCTGGTGCGGATGGTTCTGGTGATGTTTCTACAGATGGAGTACAAACTTTAACAAACAAAACTTTAACTTTACCAAAAATAAATGAAGATGTTACAACAACTTCTACTTCAACAGAATTAAATAAATTAGACGCATTAAGTAGAGGAAGTATTATTTATGGTAATGCTAGTGCAGCTACAGCTATTTTAACAAAAGGTGGTGCAAGTACAGTTTTAACATCAGATGGAACAGATATAAGTTGGGAAGCTGTTGCATCAAGAACGGGATCAGTTAATTGGTGTACAACAGCAAAAACATCTGACTTCACAGCAGTTTCAACAAACGGATATTTTATAAATACATCAGGAGGAGCTGTAACTGTTACACTTCCATCTTCACCTAGTGCTGGAGATATAGTTGCTATAAAAGATTATGCAGGTAGTTTTAATGCCGCTTGTAAAGCATTAACAATTAATAGAAATAGCTCAAAATTAGATGGTGGTTGTGCTAATAGTGTAAGAAACACAAAAGATGAAAGTTTAACTTTAGTTTATGTTGATGGAACACAAGGTTGGAAATCAATAGAAGAAGGAACAGGATTTATTGGTGAAAATTTTATAAATGCTACTGGTGGAGATGCAATAGTTACTTGTGGAAATTTTAAAACTCACATTTTTACAGGTTCAGGAACTTTTACAGTTTGTTCTCTTGCAAGTAGTTCACCTAATAATAACGTAGATTATTTAATTGTCGCTGGCGGCGGCGGCGGAGGAACAGGTGGTGCAGGTGGAGGTGCAGGTGGAGCTGGAGGTTTTAGAATGTCTAATAGTTTAGGTTTACCAGGACCAGCAACTTCACCATTAGCAAATCCATCAGGTTTACCTGTATCTGCTCAAGCCTATCCTATTACAATAGGAGGTGGAGGAACAGCAGGAGCTGATCCTGTACCTAATAATGGTGGAAATGGAAATCCATCAACATTTTCAAGTATAACATCAACTGGTGGAGGTTTTGGTGGTGGTTATAATGATAGTCAGGGTGATCCTGGCGGATCAGGAGGAGGAGGTGGTGACCCCGACGGTCCACAACCGAATGCAGGAGGAACAGGTAATACTCCCCCAGTAAGTCCTTCACAAGGAAGTAATGGTGGAGCAGGTTCAAGTGGAACACCTGGTGGTGATGGCACACAAGCTGGTGGTGGCGGTGGCGGTGCAGCAGGAACTGGAACAGCAGGTACATTTAGTCCATCTCACACAGGAGGTCCTGGTGGTATAGGTAGTTTTATTTCAGATTCTTTTGTAGGTCCAACAGCTCCAAGTTATGGAACACCAGGTCCAGTAGGTTCAACAAGATATTTTGCTGGTGGTGGTGGCGGTAGTTCTCAATGTGGATCAAAAGGAGCAGGTGGTTCAGGTGGTGGTGGAACAGCTACTTCTGGCACAGGTGTTGCTGGAACTACAAATACAGGAGGAGGTGCTTCTGGTGGAGCAAGTCCAGGTGCTGGAGGAGCTGGAGGTTCAGGAATAATAATGATAAGATATAAATTTCAATAGTTAATGAAAATTATAATTATAATAAGGATATAAAATTATGGCACATTACGCAAAATTAGGAATAAACAGTAAAGTTATAAGAGTAGAAGTTGTAGCTGACAAAGATTGTCAAAATGCTGATGGTATTGAAGATGAAGAAGTTGGTAGACAATTCTTAGAAAGAATACACAACTATCCTCATTGGATTAAAACATCTTACAATACATTAGGTGGACAACACAAAAATGGCGGAACAGCTTTGAGGGGTAACTATGCTGGTATAGGTATGATTTATGATGAAGATAATGATATTTTCATTGGTAAAAAACCTTATGATAGTTGGACTTTAAACGTATCAGAAGCAAGATGGCAGTCACCAATAGGTGATGCACCTGAATTATCAGAAGCAGAAAAAGATACTCATCACTATGAATGGAATGAGTCTAATGGAAGTTGGAATAAAATAGAACAATAATTTATGCAGAAGGTGGTACTGTCTGAAATAAGTTTAATTCATGGTACTGCTGATCTTCCTAAAGGTTTTGAAATCAATAGAGAAAAAATTAAAAACGATATTATTAAATCTTTTATAGATCAAAAAAAAATTAATAAAAATCCAAAAGCATATTCATACAAAGATTATGAAGTTCCTTTTTCACAACCTCTTCAATGGTTTAAAGATTACATTAGAGATAATATTCGAGTAGAATATGGATTTAATTTAGTTGAAAAATCACAACATGGTAATGTATTACATCCTAAGGAACAATCTTATTTAAGAAATCAAATAGAACCTGTAGATTTAAAAAACTCACCTGATTATACATTAATTTATGCTTTAAATTGTGCTAAAGATTCTTGTGAACTTGTTATTGAGTATGATAATAATAGAAGAAAAAATAGAACTTGGTATATACCTGTTAATAACAATCATTTCTATATGTTTCCTGCCACACAAAAATACTTTATAACTGAGAATAATTCTAAACAACTAAATGTTATATTAACTATTAATTATGAATATATCTAATTACTATTGGTACTTTCAATCTGTAATACCACCAAGAATATGTGATATGATTGTGCAATATGGTAAAGCAGAAAAGAATAGAGAGATTATGGCTATTACAGGTGGTTATAATAGAGATAGAAATTTAGATAAACAACCTTTAACCAAAGAAGAAATAAAAGATTTACAAAAAAAAAGAGACTCAAATATTGTTTGGATGAATGATAAATGGATATATAAAGAAGTTCAACCTTACATAAGAATAGCAAATACAAATGCAGGTTGGAACTTTGATTGGGATTGGTCAGAGTCTTGTCAGTTTACTATATATAAAAAAAAACAATATTATGATTGGCATTGTGATAGTTGGGATAAACCATATATGGAGGAAGGTCCAACAAAAGGCAAAATAAGAAAGTTATCAGTTACTGTTAGTTTGACAGACCCTAAAGAATATAAAGGTGGAGAGTTAGAGTTTGATTTTAGAAACTTAGATCCTGATAAAAAACCCAATATGAGAACGTGTACAGAAATATTACCTAAAGGTTCTTTAGTAATATTTCCTAGCTTTGTATGGCATAGAGTTAAACCTGTAACAAAAGGAGTAAGGCATAGCTTAGTGATATGGAATCTTGGCTATCCTTTTAGATAATATGATACAAGGTGGGAGCAATAAACCTAAAGGTCATGTAGATTTTAAATCTGCATTTTATTTTCAAACACCTATTTGGATTGCAGAAGCTCCAATGTTTTTAAAAAACGCAATTCAAGTAACAGATAAACATATTAAGAAAGCAGAAAAACTTTTAAAAAATAAATTAAAAAATGAACCACAATGGAAGAAAGATATAGGTACATTTAGTTTATCAAAACATAGTGAAAATATTTCTAACGATCTTAAAATTAAAGAGTTAGTTCAATTTATAGGACAACGATCTTATGAGTTTTTAGATTGGCAAGGATTTAATTTACAAAACCATAGCTTACACTTTACAGAATTTTGGGTTCAAGAGTTTAGTGAAAAAGGTGGTGGTCATCACGATACTCATGTTCATTGGAATCAACACGTATCAGGATTTTATTTTTTAAAGTGTAGTGAAAAAACATCTTACCCAATATTTCATGACCCAAGACCTGGTGCAGAAATGACAAAGCTTCCTTTAAAAGATCAATCAAAAATTACAATGGCAACTAATCAAGTTCATTATAAGCCACAACCAGGAACAATAATTATATTTCCAAGTTATGTTCCACATCAATTTGCAGTAGATGCAGGACTAGAACCATTTAGATTTATACACTTTAATATTAAAGTTGTTGAAACAGTAATATCAAAAGAAAGGAGTAATAATAATGAGCTTTCAAAAAAATAAATATTGTGTCATTAAAGAAGCTGTACCAAAAGATATAGCTACATTTGTTTACAATTATTTTTTATTAAAAAGACAAGTTGCTAAGACTTTATTTAATGAAAGATATATATCAAACTTTACAGAAGAGTGGGGTACATGGTCAGATAAACAGGTTCCTAATACATATTCTCATTATGCAGATATAGCTATGGAAACATTATTGATGAGAACTTTACCTATTATGGAAAAGAAAACAGGACTTAAATTAAATCCAACTTATTCGTACGCAAGAATATATAAAACAGGTGATGTATTACATAGACATAAAGATAGATTTAGTTGTGAAATATCTACTACTTTAAATTTAGGTGGTGATCCTTGGTGTATTTATTTAGAACCTAAAAAAAATGTAGGTATACCTGATGGAAAAAAAATAACATTATCAAGTAATAATAAAGGAATAAAGATTATTTTAAAACCAGGTGATATGCTTGTTTACAAAGGTATGGAGTTAGAACATTGGAGAAAAGAGTTTCAAGGTGATAACTGTTGTCAAGTTTTTTTACATTACAACGAACAAAAATCAAAAGATTCTTATAAAAATATTTATGATACAAGAAAACATTTAGGACTACCTGCTTGGTTTAAAAAATGATACTTGTTATAAATGAAGTTTATGTTAATTTTAAAGGTATGTTCTGCTGTACACATGGATTGTTTACCTCCAATGAACGATAGTTTTGTATTTAATTCTTGGTCAGAATGTGCTAGTGCAGGTTATCTACGTTCTATTAAAATAATTAACAGTATGGAAAGTAGTGTAATTAATAACAATAAAGTT